AGTTGAACCTATTCTTTTTGCATGAGAGTACGATCCATCAACAGAAGCTTGTGCTGTAGCTGTGATCTTATGGGTGATTCCACCTGAGTAGGCTGGCGTTGCTAATAAAAGCAAGAGGGGGATAAAGCGTTTCATGATTAGTCAGGCAGCAAGTAAAGCGTTTCGCTGATTTTCTTTGCTGTTACATTAGCTATTTTATCTACTGGCCCCTGCTCGTAAGTAACAACTAAAACGCCCCAAGCATCTTCTTTACCTGTAATAGGACAAGCAACATTAATAAATGCCCTATCTAGCTTGGTGCATTGAGCTAATACAAAATGACCTATCACCTGTTCATCTCCTGGCATCCAG